TATTCGTTTACTTCTTCGCTATCGTTGTCGATAATCAATTGCTCAACTTCATCAGCGATATTGCCGATTTCCCATTGTTTATATTGAAAGTGTCCACCGCTCATTCTTCAACTCCGAAATACTGTTTAACCTGACTGGATACTTTGCTAACACCTTTGTTGTATCCTTTTACAAAATCATCAGGGCTTGTTTCAACTGCACATCCTTCAATTCGACTGATACATTCCTTCACAATCAACTCGGCGAACTTTTCATCACGTATTCGATCATATAATACAATTTCTCTAAGGTCTGGAATTTCAATTCTGGCTAACTTATCAGCTTCTCTAGCAAGTTTATAAATTCGTTCGTTCATTTTTCAAACTCTTCCCAAAATAATTCTTTGTCTTTAACATACGCTACAGGTTTAAGCCAACCACGTTCAATACAAGTCTGAAGTATTTGTAAATGATTGTATGGACAATCTGTACTAATTTCAAATCCTGCACGGCCCGTCTGTACTAATCCATCATGGATTACAAAGTTAGGATCACCTTGTTTTATTTTACGAACACTGGATTTTGTTACTGTAACTGTCATTTTACTTCCCAAAAGAATACTTGTACTAACCTAGCTGTGTCATCCGTGTCACCAAACGTTGGACCAATACCATGAAAATAATTTGCAGGATATAATACCAATCTATTCCATGTAATGTATGATACCAATTCAGGAGTCCAATATGATAAATCTTTATCTTGTTTTGATACTATAATTTCTGCTAACTGTTCTTTGTTGGGACTTCTATATCCAGCCTTGTGTTTGTATAGAATAGTACCTTGTATGTTATCACATTGCGCAGGAATATTCAAGTAGATCACACCTGCATAAACATCAGAGGTAACCGAATCCACATGTACAACATTGTCTGAAATATCATTCAACTTGCTAATTCTAAATTTACCACTATCTAAATTGCGTAATTGAATAGCATTCTTTCCTAGCAATTTACTGACTTTGATATCAATACTAGACTTGTAATAAAAATCCTTACTCATCTTACCCGGAAACGGACCTTTTCCGTTAGGGTGTGACTTTGATGTATTGTCTGGTAGATATTCGCAGGTAAGTGCATGTTGCCTTACCGCATAAGGATCATCATATACATTGTCAATTGCTAAAAAACAATTATTCATCAAGCACTCTTATAAGGGCTATTTAACCATTTGCTGTATGAATCACTTTGGTCACTGATTTTTTGCAATTCATACTTTGCACAAAATTTCATAAAGTGCAATCCAACGCTTTGTGTTGCTGTTGTACGAACACCTTCACGAATTGAATTGTCAACCGCAGTCTTAATTTCATCGGGCTGTGCAGTCAAATCAATCAATACACGATTGCGTTCATAGTCATCACGTACACGATGTTCAATACCATCGTGATCTACCCAGCGTTGCAACATCATATTGTTCCAATTAAAGCCTTGCTTTGTTCTATCAGCATAAGCCTCAATCAATCCTACCTTGTTCTTGCTACCCTTAGTGCGCACACCGGGGTATGCACTGAATACATTGTCGGTTGCGTCACCACGCATACACTTTTCGAATAGCAGAAATTGAGGATCACCAAGTGTTTTAGTTTCCTTAGTTTTCTTATCAACAATTAATCGATTCTTTTCATCAAAGTATCCGTCGAGTTTGATAAGTTGTCCTGATACTCCGTTGTACTGATGGACGTTTTCGCTAATGAGTTGAACATAGTCAGTATCGCTACTAATAATATAATGCGTGTCATTTGGGTGTAGTGCAATAAAACGTGCGATAATGTCATCTGCCTCAGCGTTAGGGTTACGTAGTACGCTTACGTTGGTTTTCTCTTTAAGAAACGTAGTAAACATTTCATACGTTTCCCAAAACATTTTGTTTTCCTCGATCTCAGCATCAGTCATTGCTGTTTCGTCAAGTTTACGATTAGCCTTGTAAGGCTTGTAGTATTCCTTACGCCAACTACGGCCCTCAAGACAGAACACTACGTGATCGATACCAAAACGCTTTACTGCTTGATTAACACTACTAAGTGTCAAGTGCAATGCCATACCAATCTTTTCCCACGTGTCAGCATTGCGACTTGCAACGTGACGGGCACGGAAGAATGTGTTTGCTGTGTCTATAAGTGCGTATTTCAAGAGAACTCCGTAGTGTATTTATGCTACTATTATACGTTAAAACTGCATATAAGTCAAGTCATTTAAGTTTAATTTGGGCAAGAGCAAGTCTAGCAAAAACATCGTCTCCGAATTTCCAATCTTCGGGCATACTCGTTTGCATGTCTAATTCATTGTCTAATAACTCGGCTTCCTCGTTTGTAATCAAAACTATTGCAAGATTATTTTTAATCATTTGTGCAATTTCAGTAACGCTACGTTTTTCCATAGTCATAGTTACTGCTTGATTATAAATCAATATACAAGGGACAATATGTTCACGGTATGTATTTTCTTTTGTGCGATTAACACTTTCACCGATAGTAATTAAATGGTCAATACTATCACCTTCAAGTAATGCACGGGTATTCTCTAAACCAAATCCATCTTCATTATCGATAAAGTATTTGAAACGTTTGGCAATCTTTTCAAAGATATTACGTTCGCTTACTTCACGTGCAATTGGCTTAATTGCTTGACCACGAACCTTACGTACAATGGTTTCAATGGATTCAATGATGCCAATAAGTTCCCAAAATGTTTCAAGAACCTCACCATCAAAATGCACATTAATAAAGTCTTTACTATCTTTGCGATTTTGACTGCGCTTGCCGATCTTTTCATTATAACCAGCTTCAATGAAACGTTGGCGCATTGAGGCAACATCTTCTGGTTTTGCTAGCCAACCAATAGTGTAATGATTCTTTTTAATCTCACACTTTACGCCGTTGTGCGAATATAATACTAGTACACCGCGATCCTCAAAGATTCGTTCGGTGTACCCACGCTCTTCGCATGATAATTTAAATGTGTTGAATGAAATGTTCATAGTGTCTATTATAGACCCAAACACATTTATTGTCAACTTTTTTTTAACTTTTGGGCAAATAGTATAGTATTTGCTGGCCTGTATTACAAAAATGTTGATAATTATGTAGGATGATAGGCTCCACATTGCGTTGCCATTCTAGTATTTCTGTGTCAGATAACTTACATAACCTTTCAATTTCGTTACATATAGCCTCTACCCGATCTTCATCATTATCAATGGTATCATAGGTTTCATCTATATATGGGTGAAAGGTCTTATATCCAAAACTTCTTAAGTTTTTTAAACTGCCCGTAAACCCAGCCAATATAAAAGGTTTTTTACCTGCAATAAATTTATATAATTTTTCTGTAAAGAAAAATGCATCTAAACTTAATTGATTAAATGTATTTGGATTAGTATAATCATCGTGTGAGAATTTTGATTCTGCTACAATAGCAAAATATGTTTCATTAAAATGATCAAAATCATCAGGTACTAATTTATGTAATCTATCTGAACCGTCAATATCACGTTTACCAGTTATTCCCAAACTAAGTGGAAACATTTCTTTGTTGTTATTAAATGTATCTATAATATTTTGAAATTTATTTGGAAAGTCTTCATGTAGACAATAAAACATAAACTCATCATCGGGAAACGTAAAGAAATTAGAAACAAATCCTTTATCCAATAGGCCCCTGTTAATAATTTCTGTTGTTATATACAATCTATGAGGTTTAACATTTCTGTTATAACATACAAACTTCTTTAATTTTAGTCTAGGGGTAGTATCAATTAAATCATAGGCTGATATATTTCTTTGCTGACCAGTTTCAAAGTTGTTTACAAAATAAACTGGAATCTTTACCCAATTAAATCTATCACAATGGCTGAGATAATAATTAATATTTTCCTGACAGGGACTTGCACCTAATATTAATCTAAAATTATTAGGTTGATAGTTATACCTTTCAATAAGATATTTGATTATTTTTTGAGCCGTGTTTATTTGATTATAAGGAATGCCTTCGCTAACAATATTAAAACAAATAAATTGTTGTGAACTCTTACTAAGTATTAGTTCAGCACAACTAGCAATATCTTCTGTGCTAGTAAATTTCATGGCATTAACCAATACTGAATTATATGGTAAGTAAATTGGAATATTATCTGTACTAATTTCTACCATTGATTTTTCCTAAATGTTAAAATAACGATTATACACCCATAATGGCATGCGAGTTTTAACTAAATCTTTTTGTTTTTCAATATACTTGTCGTATATAATACTTGCATCTTGTGGGATTGGTCTCTCCGTACAGTTACTAATAATTGATAAAACTTTATCTTTGTTTGATAACATATCAAAATAGGAAATGCGTACTAATTGAGCATCTTTTGATGAAACAGGAATATCTGCGTTATTATAAAAAGGATAAGCAGGCTTCCACGTAGGCCAATAATACAACTTTTCTAATAGTTCGGGTGTAATGTCTTCTGGTTTATCTAATAATTCTAATTCTGGAATTTTAGGATTACTTGCTTTAATATTATCCCAACCATCTCTGGCATATTGTAATGTGAATTTAAAAAATAAATTAACATGCACCAAAAAGTGATCTTCATGTTCCAATGTTATTATTACATGTTTAGCCTTAGGATAAATGTAAAATAATTCATCATGTGAAGGACACCAGTGTTCATAAAAAATTAATGGAACTGCCGGGTCTTTTGGTATTATATGTTTATATGAATGATTATGGTTTAATGCATATATGTCATTAGGATAACGCATGTCCCAATTAATTTTAGTTAGGTTATCATGTGCGTTACCGTAATTTGATAATTTTAATTCTTCAAACGAAGGGACACCATGTATAAACTTTGTAAACAATGAAGTCAAAAAGGCTCCGCCGGCACCTCCCAACCAGGTTATCAGATAAACTTCGGTATTAGGATATTGTGCATCAGCCATTAACTTACTTCGGAACGACCGTTTCCAATATCCCTACTTCTAATCACACGCATGTCATTTGGGTCACGGTTGCTTGGATCAGCTTGATCTTGTTCATAGATTTCTAGTGCAACATTGCGACATACAGTTTGGAACCAGCGATCCACAATCTCTGCATCTGTGTCATTATTCTTAATCTTGTAACCTTGCTTGATTAGATTAAGAACAAACTTGTCATTCCAATCTAAATCAAAACTACCATTGCCTACGTTGTCAGGATCAACGTCAACACTAAGAATAGCAACATAAGGTTCTCCTGCTTGAGTTGCCTTTTCCTTTGCGGTTAGTTCAACCTTAGGAGCCTTGGGTTTCTTTTCTTTAACTTCAGGAGCCGGCGCTGGTGCCGGCTCGTCCTTAAACCATTTCTTAATTTTATCAAACATTTGCTTTCCTCATTTCATTCAATGCAAAACTTGCAAGATTCTTAGCCTTGCTCTCGCACATGATATCAGCCCATTCGCCATGTGTCAATGCCCAACGATTAACTGCATCGTTCCAATAGTATTCACTATGGGCACGTAGTTTTTGTTTGTTGTGTCCACTTTCCATCAAGGGTGTAAGAGCGGGGCGTTCATGTCGGGAATGGCCAACAAGTACGTCCTCACGACTAACGGAGTAGTGTATAGTAGGGCGCAAACCACGCCAACTATCAATAATTTTTTTAATACGGTCATCATTGCTTTCTATGTATTCACCAGTTTTAACCCAGTGATGGTGTATGTCCAACACAAGCGCCAAATCATCAGCGAGTTCTAGGGTGCTTTCAAGTCCCCAACTGATTTCTTCGTTTTCGATTGTGATGGTGTTTCTTGCTTCGGGCGAGAGTCGTTTGAGGGCGTTTCGAATACCTTGGGGACCGGCTCGACCCGATATGTGTACATTGATTTTGATGTCCTGAAATTGCTTTCCGTACCCCATCCAGCGGGCCATATCGACATGATATTCAAACTCCTCTATACTCTTATTTACCACCTCTTCACGGTCGCTAGCCAAAACAACGAATTGGTCAGGATGGAATGACAAACGTACATCATTAGCACGTGCAGTTTCACCTAGTGGTGCCATCCAGTGTTCAAGTAGATTTTGAATGTACTGTGACTTCCAAAAGTCACGATAGTCTTCATGTGTGTAAAAACTAAACATATCACTGGTAAGACGAACCATACGCAGTTCGGGTTCAAGACTGGCAACACGTTTGATTAGATTGTGAGTGTTCATAATGTTACTTTTTGCAACATCAATGATTTTTTGTTCTACCAAATCACGCTTGTTACGTTTTGCCCATGCCATAGTGGTACCGCCTGTGTTGAGTCCCTCAACGCTAGCGATCTCACCCTTTTTATTGACCTCAGCCCACTTACAAGCAAAGCCAATACGTTTGATAGATTGATTTGTCACAATAAAGTCCATAATGATAAATAATAGATATACTATAACACTTATTTAATTATAAGTCAACTGAAACGGAAACTTTTATGGAAATCAGAAATTTATTGAACAAAATCAAGCAGTTAAATGAAGACTACACCGGAATTGAGTCTGGTCCTAGTTCAGGTCCTTTTACAGCAGAAAAGACTCCTGTAGTAACCCCATACGGTAAACCTGAAAGAAAGTTCCGTGGTGCTATCAGTGAAAAGATGAAAATGGGTGCAGATAGCGATGCATCAAGTGCTGGCTCATATATGATGGGTGAGGAAGAAGAACATGCAGGTGATATGCCCGGTGCAATGGGCAATGTTGAAATCATGTCACCCGAAGAGTTTGTTTCTGATGCAGGTGATATGCCAGGCGAAAAAGAAGTAGATGAAGATGCTCTTAACGAAATTAAACGTTTAGCAGGATTAGATGAGGCAACTAAACTATCTGCACCACAGCGTGAGTTCGGTGGTCAAGAGTTCCAAGACTATATGAAACGTATTGCTGGTACCCCTGACATTGATAAAAAGACAGGTAAAGTTAAAGTAGACAAAAAAGGATTCGAAAAGTATGTGTCTGGTAAAACAAAAACAGACAGATACAAGATGCCTTATATTCACCGTTCAAGTGTTATCACATACTTGAGTCCAGATGGTAAGACATATAGTGAAGACGCAGTTAAGAACACATTAAAGCAACGTCCAAAAGCATTACTAAAACAAAATGAAAAGATGAAACACAGTAATGGAGAACTAGAACAGTTCTTTAACGTTGGCTTTGCGGCATTGACAGGTATTGCAGTTGACGAATCTTCAGACAAACTAATTATTGTAAACACATGTCCAGGTGCTGGTTCATGTAAGATTGACTGCTTTGCTATGAAGGGTGGTAAGATTCAGTTCAAGGGTGCATGGCAAAGTGATGGTCGTATCTTGACATATCTATTGAATGATCCTAGTGGTTTCTTTGAACAATTAAGTAGTGAGATTAGCAAAGAAGAAGCATTAGGTAAGAAGGGTGGTTATAAAGTAAGTATTCGTTGGCATGATGCTGGTGACTTCTTCAGCCCAGAATATATGGACTTAGCATTTAAATTGGCTAAAGCACATCCTGATGTAGACTTCTATGCTTATACTAAGATTGCTGGCGCGGCATTAGCAAGTAAACCAAAGAACTTCATCATCAACTGGAGTGAAGGCGCTCATTCAACTCAAGAAAAACAAGTTAAAGCAAACGATCCTAACTTAGATAAAACTAAGAATAGTCGTATTGTTCCTGATAGATTATTCCAAGACTTGTTAGTTAAAGATGACAAGGGTAATTTGAAAAAAGGTAGCGAAGGTCAGTGGCAAATTCAACCTGATAAACTAAAAGAATTGAAACAACGTTTAGGTAAAGAGTATGGCATCAGCCCAAGTTCAATATTAAGTTACGATGAATACACAAGTAAGCCTAAGGTTGCTGGTATGCAATATAACGTTATTGTTGCTCCTGGCGAAGGTGATATCAGTGCTAAAGACCCAGGAGTATTAAGTACACTATTATTGAAGCACTAAGATGCGTGCCAGTGAGTTCATTGTAGAAGAAATAACTAATGTTACAAAACATAAGTTTACAACTGGGTATCATATTACTGGTACTGAAAATGCAAAAGAAATTCTATACGGTGGACTAGACCCTTATGATGGTAAAGCGTTTATAGTTGTGGACACTGGTGACAAGGACGAGTTGCGTAAAGAGTTAAACACAGTTGGTAACTGGATGTACGCTAAGTCAGAAGGAAGTGATGATCCATTGACATTGTTGCAAATTGACATTAGAAATCTGCCACTAGGATATGAGTTTGGATGGTATTTCTCAACAACTACAATTCCACCTAATCGTATTACAGATTTAGGTGAAGATGCATTAGCAAGGTATGTATAACTTATGAGAGCAAATGAATTTATAATTGAAGGCCGTGCACACCCTGTTATAGTAGTGGATGTACAACCTGAATATTCAGGTATGATGGACGGGGATGAAAACTCTGTATTCACAGAAATTATTAACTTTGTAAATCAACAAACTGGCCCGGTACTGATGTTTGTTAATGCAGAAGATCAAGGGCTCTCTGGTGATACTATCAATGATATACAAACTTATTGGGAAGAAACAGTGGGATTTGATGATGATGAATATGATAATAATCCCAATTATACCGGCCCCATAAACTGGAATCGTTTTGAAATAGTGGACAAAGGTTACGGCTATTTAAGAAGCTGGATGGATTACGGAATAGAGCCTGCAACTATTATTGCCACTATACGTGAACTGTATCAACAAAAGAAAAGTGACAGTAGAGAATTAAAATTTCCTGCATCTAACAGACGCACACCACAACAAAGTTTGATCATGGGTGTTATGCAAGAAATGAACGATGAACCGTTGACAGTTAATTGGACCAGTGTAGCACAATTAAAACGTTTTACTGGTGCGTATATAGTTGGCGGGGCAAGAGATCAATGTTTGCGTGAAGTAGAATTATTGATGAACGCATTTAACATCCGTTACAAAAGAATAGACAGTTTGGTGTACACATAATGAGAGCAAGTGAGTTCGTAACCGAAGTCCTTAAATTGTCACCTAGTAGTGACAAGGCTAAAACCTGGATAAAAAAAGTATACGATAAATTCCCGCAACAGTTTCAAAACAACCACGTAATGCCGTTAGGTGGTGAGGGTGATGATCAGCAGTTTGCTATGTTTGAATTGACACCTAGTTTTAGTAAACGTGATGCAGTTGAAATCAAATGGATTCAGGCTTATCCACTGCGCAAAGGCGCCGGCACTAAGGCTATGAAGATACTACAAGACTTAGCACGTGAAGATGGTATTGCATTAACACTTTATCCATGGGACAAAGGTCAAGTCAAACAGGGTAATTTAATTAAGTTTTATCGCAAGCAAGGTTATAAACCATTACAAAAAGGCGGTAAAGTTATGCATTGGGAACCTGAACAAGTATAAATGACAACAACCCTAGACAAATTGCCAATCAATACTGATGCAATCATTGTTAGTAATTCAAACGAAAGGCAAGTTGATTTAGGGTTATGTGCAGGTACTAGGTTACGTGTGATAAGTCGTAGTCTGTTTAATGGACCTATAGCAATTCAATTTGGTACAAGTTGTTTTGCATTTAGACCGCACGAATTATCTAACGTATATGTTAAGGTTACACCTTAAGTAAATCTTCAAAACTATACAAATTTTTCATATAACTTGACACATTAGAAAGAACAGAACTTTCTACATCACCTTTTCTACGTGGGCCAATCTTACGCAAGATAGGCGTGTCAGTATCCTGATATAATGCGTCATGGTTAACACGCTTAAACATCTCAAACATCTCAGATACAGTATGGCCTACTCCATGACCCAAGCATTCAATTTGATTGCTTGACTTTTCAATTGCAGTCATAAGTGCATCACAGATTTCATCTACGTGAACATAGTCACGCACACATGTACCATCAACTGTGTTATAATCGTTACCGTAAATTGTAAACTCACGTGTATAACTAGACTTCAATAGATTATACATCAAGCCATCAGGGTTAGTTGGCTCGAAACCCGAACTACCGATTACATTATAGAATCTAAAAATAGTATATGGTGTGGGCTTGTGTTGTGTGTAGTATTCACGTACAACATCTTCTGCCGCACGTTTACTTACGCCATATGCACTAACACAACTTTCTGCGGCACCTGTACTAGCAAATACAAAATTCTTAGTTTTAATTTTGTTGATAACATTCATTGTGCCATTCAAATTAGTAATGTAATATGGAATAGGCATTTGTTCGCTTTCATTGACTTTAACCAATGCAGCCAAATGAATTACACAATCAAACTCTTCGTTAAGTGTAAACAATCTATTGATATCTTGTCGATAAAATTTATGCATTGGTTGCTGAGGATCACAAATATCTAATCCATGTACCTCATACTTCATAGAGTTCATTAGCATCTTGGCAAGATGACTACCAATATATCCTGAACAACCTGTTATCAATACTTTTTTCATAATTTACTCTCGTACATTTTATTAAAATAATCCAACAATATAGATATGTCATATGAAAATCTATCATCGAATGTTAAATCAATGAGTCTTGGATTATTGTTTGCAAATTCTTCTGTTATTATTTCAGCCAATGCTTTGTTATTCCACGGTGATAAATGACAAGGTCTAGCATCAGGCATATCTACTGTGTATTTTTTTAGTAAAGGATGACGATGCCCACCTACGTCTGCATCAGTCAACTCTGCCCATGAGATATCTCCTAAACCAACTAAACACGAACCATGCATGTTGCTAATATCCAATCCTATTTCTTTTGTAATAGTCCAACGACTTTTTACATTTGTTCCCGGTTCAAATGGAAGAACATTGATAAGTTTTATGTTACGTTTTCTGCATAGTGTGTTAACTTTGTCAAAAATAGTTTGATATAAAAATTGTTCAAAATCTTCATCATAGATGAGTTTATATACTTCAACTAGTTTTGCCATATCATCATATGCATACTTGGGTATGCCATGATACACATCTAATTTCTCTTTGTTTATACAATTAGAATAAGGTAACAAATGTTCGGCTATTGTATACCATCTACACTTGTGTGTATAAACAAAAACAACATAATCGTAACTTTTATAATGTTTTAAAAATTTTTGATATGAATACCATAGGTTTGTGCCCGGCATTGCATATACGTTATGTGATATTAATGTAGACCAACAGTTTTCCCAATCTGTGTGAGGAGTACCAAAACTGTCACCAAAGACAACTGTTTCAGTTTTCATAATTAGCGACCTTTATTTTTATAAATTTCATCAACAATAGCATTAACTTTAGGTTTGTTAACATAAATTGATTTTTCAAAATCTATTTTTTTAATATTATCAGTGTATACTTGTTTAATTAAGTTAGCAACAAGTTTGTTATTGTCTGGATTCATATGACATGTTCTAATATCAGACGTACCGGTAAACATCAAATAATTATGTAATGTATGAATTTTACAATCAATTGTCACTAGTTCTTTTAAACTGGGCGCACCAAAATTAATTATAATAGGAAAATGAAAGTGTTCATTTTTTGTTGTAATTTCTTCTAAGTCTATAAAAATATGTATTAATTTTATATTTGAATCAATGCAACGTTTTTCTATATCTTTTGCCACATTTTTACAAATAAACTCAGTAAGATTTTGAGTAAACAACTTAAGGTACACATCTTTAAATTGTTTCATTTGTGTATAAATGTTTCCCACTAAATCCCCGTGAAATCCTACCAATTCTTCTGGTAAGTGTGGCCATCTATGATACAAACTGTGAACGAAAATAATATGATCAAACTTTTTATAGTGTTTTAAAAATTCTTGATAACTCCACCAAACACTAGTACCGCCCTTAGCATGATTTTCATATAACTCAGGATGATACATTTCGTTAAGTAATTCAGGCCAGCCTGGATATTGAAAATTGCCACCACGACTGTTTTTTTGTGCTTCTGCGTAACTATCTCCAAATATACCTAACTTCATATTAAAATTCAAATAATCCTGCACCACTTACTTCTTCTGTGGGAACAAAATGTGGATCCTTGCTCAAGTATGTATCATTATCAGTATAAGTGACTGTAAATTTATGTTTGTTTGAAAGAACCGATCTTACATCATCAATACAAATTACATTACGACATAAACCTTTAATAAAATCACTATGCTTTACTGTATGTTCTTTACAGATTGCCGCAGTATTTGAATTGCTTTGTTTTGTTTTAAACTCACTAAAGCATTTATTCCATTTGTGAAATACTGTATTCTCTTGTGCAATAGCATGATCTAATGATCCTTTAACATACCAATCACTACTGTTTGCAAACATATCGTATGCGCCTTTGACATCAGACGCCATATCTTTCTTGTTAGTCTCAAAGAAAAAATGTCCATCAAAGTTTTTAGTCCAACGTTGATTTTCTAACACAAATGTAGGTAACTGAATGTGTTGTTCATAGAAAGCCATACCATAACTTTCAACTGTGCTAGGATTGAATGCAACTCTAGCACTTGTCATAAAGTCAACTTTTTCTTTACCAATGATGCCTACACGAATATCATAAGTTACACCGATCTTCTTTAATCGTTCTTCAAACTTTTTAGCACCATTTGCGCTAGTCATTACCTTAGCAGGTAATTGTGTTTGCTCAATTAATTCTAGGAATAGTTCAGGATTTTTACCTTCTTCCCAACGACCAACAAAGAGTACACCTTCACGTGGTTTGTTGTGTTTTTCTAATAGTCCACGTTCGCTGATAGGAATAGGCAAATGCCAAGCACCGTTGTCTATTTCTAATTGATTGAACTTACTTTGCGTACCCACATATACAGAACTCATTTCTAGTTGCTTACGCATCATTTCATTGGTTGTATCAAGAAATGGATTCTTAGTGTCTTTAAAAATTTGACTTTCTAAATGCGTATATGCAATTATTTGAATACAATCATCGAGTCCCATGGTGCTTGCCACTTGAACAGATTCGTATGTATTACAAATAAACGCATCATACAAATTATGTTCAAGTGCCTTTACAATTGCATTACGGAAGTTAGCCATGCGTTCATAGCAATATGTATCGCCATACATAAAGATATTGCTATGTGTTGTATATGGCAATGATTCCACTGGAGCAATGATATTAGCCTTCAAGGATTTAATAAACTCATTATCCTTGGGTTCTTTGTCAGTTATGATATCAACTTTAATGTTATGTTCATCCATCAATTCACAAAAACTTTTAGTGAATTGTCCAATACCCCCATGGGGTATTAGTGTTTGATAACTGACTAGGAACCCAATTCTGCGAGTGTATGTTTTCATTTTGTATCAAAAGGCCAAGGTGCTTTAGGGGTTAGTGTTGCTGGTTCTTCATAAACTTCATCAGGTGTTTCTGATTGTGGCTGTTCTACAACATTACCGTCTTCGTCTTCAATAATGATATCACAGTCAATAATCATTTCACATTCATCTTGAATCCATCCATGCTCTTCTAAATCAAGCCAACTGTTTTCTTCTAAGAATTCTTCTAGCCATTCTTGTGTTTCTTCGTCACATTCATCACTATCAACTTCTTCCCAACAGCCATCGCTTGTTTCAACTAGTTCAACATCGTAGTCACAGTTATATAGATCAACACCTGGTTCTAGTACAGGAGGGTTATCGTCTTCTGTTTCAACAGTAAACTCACCCCAACGCCAACCTGTCTCAATCATAACGGTGTTGTCACCCTTAGTTAGATAGTTGCGTTCAATAACTGATTTTTTCCATGCTGGTTTAATTGTCCAAATAGCCATAATTAACTCCTAATTCTCCAAAGTAAATGTTCATACCTATCATGCCACCTATACATATATACAGGGTCACCTGGACCGGTAATCATCCTAGTGAGTTTATAGCCCTTCTTCAACCAAATAAGTTTCCCAGACAATACACAACGTTTGGGTAGTAGTGCAAATGAATACTTTACTGTGGCTCCCTTATAAAACCACAGATCATCTATCATTTTATCTCTATCAATCATTGCTTCAATCGACATAAGGTTCCTTAAAATCTCAATGTTTATTATAATCTATGTTTAGGCAAATTGCTAGTGTTATTCCACCCATTGTAGGTGTACACCTTATCATTGTCTTTTAAGAAATTCAACACATCTGTATTTACCTTTTCTACCCATTGTCTTGTTGAAATATATACACTGTTTGGTAAAACTTTATCAAGGTATTCTAAATGCTCTAATGGAGTAGAATGTAAGTCTACTCTTGTTTTTCCATTTATTTTTCTACTATACCAATCATTATTAAAAACAGTTTTATGTACACTGGGTTTGAATTTGTCTAAGGTATTCTTGTATAGATTCAAAGAATCTTCTATCATTTCAGATGCGTCTAAATTCTCGTATTGATTGGGATTAGTTAAATCAACCATGCTCATGTATTCATAGTTACAACCTATGTTTTCTAACAATTGTGTTGTTAACTGAATCTGTGCTAAGTCTCTAATATAACATCCACGAATAGTTACAAAATCTCTAACAAACTCTTTGTTGTAAATATTTTGATTATAGATACTGCCCACGTTGAGCCATCTATCGGTGTAACGGTCTTCACGCATTACGTTAGACCACATGATCATTATGGTATCGTCTTTTGTAAAGTTGTGTCTGACTGAGGCTTCTGCTACAGCACTTGAAATGTATAAATTGCCTGCGCCAACTAAGCCCCAGTTTTCAAAATAATCATAACTATGACCTAGTATATCAGCCCATGTAGGCCAATAAAATTGTGTGAAACTACAACCAAACGCAAACAATCGATGCATCATGTACCCCAAGCGTTGCGGAAAAGAGGTACCTGAAGTCTATCACTATAACGATATCCACGTTGTAACGCAGCCATTGCGACATTCTTTGCGTTTAAGTTATAAACACTTTCAACACCACCAACTGGCATTAAGTATACATGACCTGTGAAACCTGCTTTGCGATATTCATGTACTGCCATGTCAGCATAAACCATATCACGATCAGTCGCTACTACAAACTTCAAATATGCTGTACCAACATCTTCATAACTTGCTACAACTTCTGGCTTGATTGCATCTTCCCAACTCTCACCGCTGCCAGGCAGTTTAGCACTTACACTAAATGTAATTTCACGACCTACTTTGTTCCAGTCACGCAAGTAATCAGCAAACTTTGGATTTAGTTTTTGAGTGCCATTTGTCTCAAATGTGATCTCAGTTAAACCATCCATCAATGGATGATCAAGTAGTTCAGGATATGCACGTTGCCAACCTAGTAGTGGCTCGCCACCTGTGATGACTAAATGTTCGTCCCGCCATTCTTTGTTTGGGAGTTGTTCAACGATTGCTTGCGCAATTGCCTCTGTCGTAAGAAACGGTGAAAGATGTTTGAACCTAGGATCCCAACTAGCGTAACTATCGCAGCCGGTACTAACAAGGGGAAGATCCTTATATTGCTTATAATCTCTTGCATTTATATTATTCCTTTCATTAGATAGTAGACCACGGGGCATACCAAAGCCACTGCATGTAAAATTGCAACCATATGTTCTTAAAAAGACAGAAGGCACGCCCATGTAGCGACCTTCCCCTTGTATACTGTAAAACAGTTCACTGATTTTTATATTCATCTTTTGCTTTCTTACGTGCAATGTCTCTATCCTTTTGAATTAGATAGATACCATACATGAACCAAACTGAAAAGGCTAGAAGCGCAACACCAAAAATAAAATTGATGAAGTCCCCAAGCAAACTTAAAAACGTTGACATAAATTATACCTCTATTGTGATTATATGATAATCAATTACTATTGTCAATAGTTATTTCCACCATTCTTCCCAAGGAAAGATTACCCAAACATCTTCTTCCATTTTGTTGATAGTTGTACCTTCGTAATCTATTTCAAAGTCACTGGACTGATTATCTACGGCAACTGCAAACTTAACATTGTTATGCCAAACAGTATCCCATTTATTATCAAGTGGCATACAACTTGTTTGCCAGTCATTTTTAATCCAATTTAATGTAGCACCTGTGTCATTGATATCATCAACAATAAGAATATTTTTACCATTGAATGCATCTTCTGCCATCCAACAGTTACTTTCTGTATCTATGTTATCACGCAAACTAACATTAAGTGTGTGCATTGGAACGTTTAGATAGTGACTAATCTTTAATGCAGGGACTAGTCCACCACGATTAATACCCACTACATAATCAGGCTTATAGTTATCCATAGACATTTTTCTAATAATGTAATGTATAAACCCATTTACAGTTTCATCTGAATACCAAACTTTTCTAACCATTCCAATGCCTCACTACGCCTGCTACAATAAAACAATTTGTTATGATGTAGGATAACACAATTGCTGTTCTAATACAGGCAATACGATCTGATTCTTTATCTGTATTGCCTGATTTTTCACCTAGGGCTTTAGCCCAAATTCTCCAAAGTCTTTTCATCAACATTCCAAAGTTCAAGAGCCTTTGCAGGATAAATCTGCACTGAACCCTTTTCAGTATAACTTTCAACTGCATAACCCTCTGGAGTTAGTTCAGTTGAGTATGTTCCAACAATTGTGCCATGCCATTGTGACCCAGAAACCTTCTTAACCATATCGCCTAACTTAAATTTCATGACAATAAATCCTCATTCCATTCACGATGCCCTTCACGATAAGCCATGTTACTTTGTGTTTCACGTACTTCTACACGATAACACCAAAGTCTTGCAGCCTCACTTGGTCCCCACATATCAGGAATATAAACTCCATTGATATATTTGTATAACATGTCTGCTAAACTCTCACAGCCTAAGCGTGGAAGAATAGTAAGTTTAGCCATTTTCTTTTCTTGTAACAACTTAAATGTTTCAAGGTCTGGATCATCTTCTGCTACAAGTAGTGTATGATCGAATTGGTCTTCAAGTAGTCCTTTGAGTTCTTTAAGACCGCCATAGTCAGCCGCCCAATTGCGAACGTCTAAGTCATTAGTTCCAAAGTAAAATTTAAAACTAAATGAATATCCATGAATCAAATTACAATGACTGTCTGCACGCCATTGACGATAAGCGCATGGGAATTGATTTACGTACTCTTTTGTACTTGTGTACTTGTATTGTACTGATTGATTAGTTGCCATTTTTATCTCCTATGTTAATTATAGCATAGGCAGCAGAATTTGTAAAGCGGGAATGATGCCAAAAGACCGCTATCTTTATTTACCTTTTTAAAAGATCCTGTGTAATAACTTCTGCCCAATATTCTGCGTTTTGTTCTGTAACACGAATATCATATTGTTCGGGAGGTACAAATATAGCATTGGTATCAGCATATCGACCTTCACGGATGGTATCAAGCCAAATTGTATAGTCTGCGTTAAATATATCTCTAATCTCATTAGTAGGCGCAACAAAATCACAGATTGCCAATCGACCCTGTTCTATTTCTTTATCAGAAAGTTCTCGCATTCGTTTTGCTTGACGTATGCGTCCTTCTTCACTAAAATCCCAATCGTTATATCGTTCTCTAATAGCGTCGGCATTGAACCATGTAAATTTTTTATTAAAAAACAAACGGGCACCAATAGCGGCCGCTAATGTTGTTTTGCCTGAACCGGGCAAACCCATGATAAGAATTCTCATGACAAGTCCCTAACAATAATAGTACCATATCTAGGAACAAACGTTTTGCAACCAATATGTTTAATAGTAGCCTCTACTAACTCAATCATTTTATTACTATTGCCACAAACAATTGTAAGTGGCATTTTTCCTTGATTCATTAGAATAAAGTTTTCTACTAAACGGTTTACATCCTCATGTCTTATACCGTGTAGGTCTAACTTGTTGGTCTCATTCATCATGACAAATCTTTAAACATAAGTTTTCTACCTTCCACGCCTAATTGTGCGTCAAAGATTTCTCTAATACGCTGTAGCATACCACATGCGAATAACAATTCTTCCTGTCCATCATTACACAAAAACAATTGTTGATCAACAGGTTGCATTAATTCAGCAAGTCTATCTTCTACAGTATAATTTTCCATTATCATTTTGCCTTAGGTTGTGCTTCTGCAACACGCTTACGTAAACTTGAACTACTGAAACTATGATCACGACCGTTAAACACAATATCGATGCCACGGTGATAACATGCTTCGTCACCTGTGAATTTTTTGCCTTCATATTCAACACCCAATACACGAACATTCAATGGCAAAATTAATAGTAAGTCAATCAAGTCTTGCTCAGTTTGATATACTACTACTTCGTCAACATAGCGACAGGCACTAAGTTGAATTTGACGTTCTACAATACTTTGAATAGGTTTATTCTTGGTATCAGGACGATCAATTGTTGGGTCTGTTTGTAATCCTGCAATCAAATAATCACAGTGGTTCTTTGCCTCACTAAGCATAGCAATATGCCCGGCATGTAGTAAATCAAAGGTACTAAAAGTAATACCTATCTTTTTACCTTGGTCTCTGAGTTTTTTAATTTTGTTAAATATCATTTTTTATAAAATTTAATAGTTTGTTCTTTGGGTTCTGGTGTACAGCAACCCTTGGCTTTTTCTTTGCCGCAACTACCACAATTTGGATTACGCAATATACTCCATAATCTAATAAATGAATATGCTACGATAATCAAAACTATGATATAATCCATATCATTTGCCCATACGTGCAATGCTTAAGAATTCATTACGTGCCGCAGGATCACTTTTAAATCCGCCGCCTAAACGAACAGTTACAGTTGAACTGCCAGTATCCTCAACACCGCGTGACTTAACACAATAGTGTCGTGCGTCAATCATTACCGCAACATCTTCAGTCTCCAATATAAATTGGAGAGTGTGGAAGATTTGTTCGGTGAGTCGCTCTTGGATTTGAGGGCGCTTGCTGAAATACTCAACAATACGGTTAATTTTTGATAGTCCGAGGACTTTCTGTTTAGGAACATATGCCACAGTAGCGAGACCATCAATGATAACAAAGTGATGTTCGCAATTGCTTTGGACATTAACGTTGCGTTCAACGACCATTTCATTGTAATGCATCTTGTTATCGACAGTCGTACACTTTGGAAATGCATCATAATCTAAGCCCCAAAAGATTTCATTAACATACATCTTAGCAACACGCTTAGGTGTTTCCATTAAACTGTCATCATTTAGGTCTAGACCTAATACATGCATAATATGAGCAAAATCTTTTTCAATTAACTCAATTTTGTCTTTGCGGTCTAATGCAGTATTGAATGTGGGAGTTTCAACTCCTACACTTACTAGATGTTCATGGACTTTGCGTCCTAATTCTGGATCGGTTTTTGTTTTATTGTATGACATTATTGTTCTCCTTCCTTACACGGATAATTGTCAATTGTGTTGTAACCTTTGTGTTACAAAAGTATTTATACGATTATATCATATAACATATGTTTTTCAAGTAAATAGGGCACTATTACCTTATTTACAAATTCTCTATGTTGTGCTGTACTGGGGTGCGGATCAGGGGGTCTAGCAAATTCTTTGCCTGATTTTTCTTTGCACCACTGATAACAATTCTCAACGGGTAACCAATGTGATTTATCAATTTGGTCCCAAAGGAATTTAATTTCAGCGTTATTTTTCCAATTCCTAGCAAAAGGAAATTCATCAAATGCGCTATAATCAAACTCAGTCATAAAATACGGAATGTTATTTGCCTGTAAGAACCATTGAACCCTTAATACATGTTCAAAGCAATTAATTAAACTGTCCTCATAATTATAAAAGTTTTCTTTGAATTTAGTAGTAAGAGGATCAGACCAATGTGGATTAATAACATACCAATAATACTCTTCAGGTACATATCCTGCCGTGGGATTACTATACCAGTAATAGCGTCTAGGTGCTGTATTGGTAGTTTCTAAGTCAGCAATTGAGTAGTAATCACGCCTTTTAAACTCACTCCACATAATACCCACTAACATTTCATCAGGTTTATATGTTTTAAGTTGTTCTGTTACTGCTGAAATAATTCTACGACTGATCAATCCATTACCAGCCGCTCCTATACCAGTGTGTACTACTTTGTCGGGTTGTATATAATCTTGTAAATGATGAACCCAAGTTATATCAGTATTGTTAGGTTGACTAAAACTACATCCACCAGTAATTAAACATTTTACATTCTTTGTCATTGTTATCCTGCATAAACTCTGTTGTATTGATTATTTACACGAACAAAGGTAGTGCATTTACTTAATTGCTTTAATGATTGAGCACCAACATATGTGCAACTACTACGCAATCCACCAAGAATGTTTAGTACAGTATTCTTTACAGGCCCACGATAAGGTACACGCACAGTACGACCTTCACTACTACGATATTCAGCAATGCCGCCGTGATGCTTGTTCATGGCAGTATCACTACTCATACCATAAAACTCTACAAACTTTTTGATTTCATAATCGTGCGCATAACTGTTTTCTTGTAGTCTAGATAGTTCATGCATTTCTTCGATAACCTTGCCACCACCTTCATCATGACCAGCAAGCATACCACCAAGCATTACAAAGTCCGCACCAGCCCCAAACGCCTTAGCAACGTCTCCAGGGCATGTGCAACCACCATCACTGATAATATGACCGCCCAAACCATGAGCTGCATCAGCACACTCAATAATAGCACTAAGCTGAGGATAACCGCACCCAGTTTGAATCCTAGTTGTACAAACACTTCCCGGACCGATTCCAACTTTAACAATGTCTGCTCCTCTTAAAATCAATTCTTGTGTCATGTCAGCAGTAACCACATTACCGGCCACAATAGTATGAAGAGGCCAAAGATCACGTACCTTACTAACAAAAACACCAAAATGATCGCTGTAACCATTTGCAACGTCAATACAAATGTATCTGATTTCATCAAATATTGATAGAATTTCATTTAACTTTTTTAAGTCCCTGTCGCTTGTGCCTGTACTAACTGCTATGTTATTAAAATTTAATTCATTAGTGGCGTAGTTTTCAACGTTGTAACTTTTTACTAAACACGTAAACAATCCATGCTTACTCAATTCAGTACTCATTTCAATAGTACCAACGCCATCCATGTTAGCAGCCATAATTGGAATGCCGGTGTATTCATTTTGACTATGCTTAAACTTATAAGTTCTATTTAAGTCAACTTCTTTACGGCTAACCAATGTGCTACGCTTTGGACGAATCAATACGTCACTAAAATCTAACTTAACTTCATTTTCAATACGCATTTTAATACTTTCTTTCTTTTGTGTGCTTGCGATAATCAGTATCCATACGCAACAAATGTTGACCACGACCTTCTAAAATATTACAAATACGATCAATGGTTCCATCTGTGTGAGTACTGATCTTGTCAATATTTGGATGTTGAACAGTTAATAGTTTATGCAACTTTGCAATTGCATCATCTAATGACCATGGGATATACAATCGTTCAGGATCATTACTGAAAGTTTCAGGGAAACTACGATAAGCAGGATATAACACATTACAACGCAATGCATCAGCCTCGCTTACAGTATTACTTACCCAGTCTTGTAATGCACAGTTAAACAATACACGGGTGTCATTCAACATTAGATAGTAATTAGTTTTGTCTAAGTTTTCATAGACTTTAAGTGTACCTTCGTCACGCATTTTGTTAGTGCGTTCCATGTAACTACTGTTATTACTACGTAATGTACTACCACTGAATACAGCAAACTCTACACCTGAATTTGGATACAAGTTATTCCACTTGTCAATCAAGTCCATGTAAAAGTCTGGTTGCTTTTCTTGATCCCAACGTGCGGCAAATGCAACACGCATAGCACGTTCATCAAACAATTTAATGTCTTGACCACTATCAAGAACTCTGCGTCTTACTTCTTCTTTACCAAATGCTAACCCACTGATATTATAGATTGGTGCTTCCCAGCCTGCAATCTTCATGTGCATTACCATTTCTTCGTTACTTGCAAGTACGCCATCAACAAATTCATTGACCATCTTTTCGTACAAGCCCATCCATTTGCTCATGCCCCATACATGTACGAAATCATCTGGATCAATTGACTGAGCAAGACAACGGACAAATACCCTAGGACGCATATCGTCAGTAACCTGATTAAGAATGTAAGGAAGGCTTTCGATTCCGGGCTGAAACATATCTTCAAAATATATAACATCATCACTAGTGACCTCCCCTTCTTTCATCAATTTAACTAAGTTCATCATTTGGCTCATGCCAAAATAACTACGACCATGTGCATCTAATACTTGACCAGTAACAATACTTTTACTGTTGTCAAGTGTGTCACCGGGAACGATAACATAATCAATGCCACGGCGTTTGAATACTTCAACGTTCCAATCAGTTAATTGAAGTGTGTATCTGTCTTTGTAAGGCTCTAAGCCCATGTAGTATAGTTTACGCATTATTTTCTCTCAATGTCTTCTTCAATACAAGATGATCCATATTGTACTTCAAGTATGTGGCAATAGTCAGAATAATTATTTTGACCTTGATGCCAAACACCTTGTGAAATATTATATGTTTCATTTTCCTCTTTAGATATTACTATTATATCATTATTGTATATAGTTGCAATATCACAATTACCCTTAAGTATATACCAATGTTCACTACGTTTAAAGTGACGTTGCATACTTAAACTCTTACCCGGTTCAATTACAAGTTCTTTAACTTTGTAACCAATCTTGTCATCTAAAACACGATACCAGCCCCATGGTCTAACGGTTTTAGGATTCTTCCATTCTTCTAATATCCAACTACTGCTATTCTTTTTGTTTGTGCCACCAACACCAAATACAAATTCAATGTTTTGGTCAGTAGTATCCATTTCTGGAATATTATTTTGAGTACGATCTCCTCCATTGGCAAAAACAATTTTTGCTTTGGGCCACATTTCACGTACAATTTTTATAGCATTTTTACTGCTGCCATCACTATCATTAAAACGTATTGCCGCATCTACATGTCTTAATGATTCAACAATTGCCATTCGTTCATCTAATGGCATAAATGGTCGACCTTTTTTACGGGTCAACCATTCATCGCTATTGACTCCTACGACAAGGGTATCGCCCAATTCACTAGCAGACTTAATGTAATTTAAATGCCCACTGTGAATTGGATCGAATCCTCCTGTAATCAATACTATTTTACGCATTACACACGTGGTTTCATATCCAATTCCCACATGTCCTTAAAGGGCTTACCTGTGAGAAACTTTTGATACTGACGCCACACGTAACTACGTGTGCTATATAGATCACCTTCATCGAACCTATAGCCATAATCCTTACAGAATCCTAGATATGCTTCTAGGTCCTTAAAGATTTGATTGACCTTAGGGTTAGACTTGTGTTCATACTTAGCCATTGATTTTTCCTTTAAATGCTAATAAGTTGAGGTTTGTGAGTATAATAATAAATCGTAGCACCGTTCTCACCGTCTTCGCTTACAGTGATTTCAATGTTACGTTCGGGATATCGACTAGCAATAACTTCATAGAGGTCATCACTAATCATTTCACAACTTTTGAAATTCAATTCAAGAATGCCCTGAGAGTATTGATTCTCAAGCCATCTCTTAAATTGAATAAACTCAATATCCCTATCGTTGTGAAATACTTCAATCGCCACGTTAAAGTGAAAAATGTGACGATGTGGAGTTGCTAAGAAACTAACATCATATTCATCACCTGTTGACAGATTAGAGTCTGATGCGGCTGCCGGATAACAATGAATACCTTCTTTCTGAAAGGTAACAAAGATCATGCGTTTAGCCTGTTCTTTAATTCTATTACGTGTTTCCATAAGTGTTTGTTTTCTATTAGTAATCGTGTTCATCAAAATTCACCGTGTCATGATCGTGTTCCCATTGCAAACGTCTAAGTCTAACTAATTCCTCATAGACCTTTGCACGTTCAGCATTGGCTAAGTCGCTACCTTCGTTCGAACGTTTGGTTAAATCTTCAAACATATCTTGTAATTTACTGATTCGTTCTTTGTACATATCTGTCTCCAGAGTCTTTAACTATTATACATTGTTTTGTGTATAATGCAACAGTTATGGCTAACATTATTCAATGAGATTAGCCATTTCATCGTCTGCATCTTCAATGACTTCATCCTGTTCAGGTTCTTGTTCAACGGCAAACAGTTGATCAAACATGGTCATTGCATTAACAGTACGCTTACCACTAAATCCTTGACTACCTGATTGCATTTGTGTCCAAAGACTTGAGTGTTGCTTAATCAAATCCAAACTCTTTTTTCTATCATTTAGGCTAAAGATTTCTTCAATGATACTACCAAAATGATTATCATCAAACTTGCTCATAACCATCTTGGGCATAATACCCTGTTCATACTTGCGATTAGCCTCTTGAACAGCAGTAATGTGTTGATAAACATTATGTGCTTGCAATAGTGTATAACTTAATGTATCCCAACTAGTTTTGGTTTCTTTACCTTGCTGGTTGATAAAGCCATGACCACGATAGCAAAGGTCCTTAACCATCATACGGTCAGTAATTGGGCTATCAGTAAACACATCGTGAATACCATCAGCCAATACTGCATCACTAAACTTGCGATTGTCATTAGCATAGTTTTTGTTTTCAGCAGTCTTTTCCATACTGTATGACCATTTCTTGCCATGCTCAATACTGTTGTTAAAGTATGCAAGACCTTTAGCCGCACTAAAGAATGGGCTTGCGCAGTCAAAAGTAATTTGTAGTTTTGGATTGTGATACTTTCGAATAGCACGTTGAATATCTGTAAACAATACAGCATATTCCATAATGCTTACACCCAAACAGTGAATCAAGTCATGCTTACCTTCTTGTAACAAACCATCGTGGATAATGCCAACAAGTCGATTCAACATCAATTCAACGTCAATCTTGTTCTGACCCCCAAATGCCCAACCATTGAAATGATTGTCGGGATAGATGTTTGGGTCACAATACTTTTTCATTTCTTCATACCAACTATCACTTTGACTGTGATTGCGACCTTGAAGAACATTTAAGAACTTACATTCACCTGTACGATTCTTAATAAAGTATTCGTTGTTAATATGTGTAGCAGTAATCGCTTCCTCAATTGTACTGATACCATGCGCACTTTTACCAGTCTTTGGATCCTTGATATGAAACGTGCTTAATGATTGTGAAGGGATATCTAAACACATACCATAGTCCATGTATGTGTCCATCCACTTCAATACTTGCTGACGCTTTTTCATAGCACGTGGGCAGTTGGGATCCTTCCAATCAGCAGGCCATTGACACTTAAGAATCTGAAAACCACCACTATCACCCAACATGAAAGTACCACTTTCACGTTTACGAATAATACTTTCAGCATGGTCATCAACAGTTGTATCTAAGTTGGCATGACCTGCACTATACAAACCCCACTTATAAGTGTATAGACCTTGCTTGCTATTCAAAAAGTTCAAGCATTCAACATCACCATTGAAGCCTGCAGGAATACGTGTTTGGTCAAAATAATTTTCACCTTCACGTTGTTTACCCAAGCCAGTAATAAAGAAACTACTGACTGCGGGTAAGAATAATGCCCAGTCCGGTTTGTGCTGTGCTGATAAGTCTATTTGATTCAAGCAGTTACCTCTTTTTTAATTAATGTTTGTATCATTTTGATTTGATCTTCTTTTTCTTTAATCTGTTCTACTAAGTCTTTGATAGCAGGATTACTTTCTGCTAGTGCTTGACGCCTAAACTCTTCATCACGCTTTTTCTGCACCCAGTCAAGCAAACTTTCTGCTTCACCGGATAAGTTAACATCTGCATAACTCATATTCAACATAATCCAAGTTGTACCATCATACACTTCCATAGTTTGTGTACTTGTATTATAGCGCATATTGCCTACTCCAACACTGCCGCCATAATTATTGACATAGGTACTAGACGTACCGCTGTTAACTTGTAAATACTTACTACGACTATTAATTCCCCTTAGCATAAACTTCCTTTAAATTTTTATAGAATGAAATATTCTGTTGATTAAAAAATTTAACCTCTGAAAAGATTTTATAATCAGGGGCATAGAAATCTCTAATTCTTTTAATTAACAAACTATCGTTCTTAACAATCTCTTTGATCTTATTGTAGATTATAACTTTATCAGGGTTCTGTGTCAATACTTGATGTTGACCTACACTAACAGATATTTTTCCAAACCATAATCTGCTAAACTCATACATATTATCTTCTAAGTGTTTATCACAATTAAAAAATATTGTTTTGTCAGTATCAATGCCCAATAAATTAACTATTTGTAATCCAGTGTGATTGTCAAAACACAATGCATCTTTTATTGCTTGTTGAAACAAACTATTGTCTAATAGTTCAAGTGTAGGGCTATCAATAAGATATTGAGTAATACCAGATAACCAACGTAACAGAGGGTCTCTGAGAATTACTATAGAAATTTTATCTTTTAGTATACTCTCAGAGTTCTCGGTTGTTTTTATAATTTTCTTATCCATATTGAAATTCTTTTCAAAGAATTTCTCTGCCCAAGTATGTGCATTTTTGTTTATTGGGAAATAAACTAGATTGTGGTCGTCAGATTCAAAACCACCATATTGGGTAGGATAAGTTATTATCATTTACTTTGTGCAGGTAATAGGTATTGATAAACTGCAATGCCACTGTCAACTGTGATTTCTGCGGCACCTGCATCAGCAATACGTACAGTCTTGTCACCAGGCAAGTCCATGATTGCCAAGAAGACCTTTACGGGCCACTGCCATTGACGGCTTAATGTGCCAGTAACATCTGGCTGAAATACAAAGTTACCACTGTGAGTTGAAGGATCACCAAAATAAATCTTTAGATCGCCATTTTCAGTCTTAGTTGTAAAATTAGGCTCATCGCTGTTAGCACTAGCCTGTTTCTTCAAACGCATGATACCAGCAACAGTTGGTTCAAACTCAACGTTCCATGTAGCACCACGGAATGTAACTGCCTTAACCTTATCTTCGACCATGCCCTTAGCCATTAGTCGATAATCGTTAACAAAGTCTCCAGTCTTAGTTTCAAAGTGAATTGCGCTGGGAACGTCTGCTCCGTCTTTGTTAACACGTGTGACATTGATGATTGAAGTATCATCATAGTCATCAAAACTAACAATAGTCTTTAACTTTGATAGTTGCGGCATACCAAACGTGCCAATGAAATCAGCGATTGGATTTTTAAACTTAGCGTTTACAACAACTGACTTATCTTCTGCAACAGCAGAGATATTAGTTTCGGTATCAGTACCAACGACCTTAATAAGATCGATAACACCTAGACCATGTGTATGTTGAATTAAATCAAGTAAATTGTCTTTCATATTTTTTCCTTTGTAAGTAATATTTAGGCAGTTCTATCATGTATAATAGTGGATTTTATTGCGAATGTCAATAGCGAGTTTAACCGAAACTAAACAAACTGTCAAACGTACTGTTAGTGTCAGTATTGCTACGCAAGTCCCAACCTAATACGCTTAACAAGTTGTCAATCTTTTCGTCTACCAATGTTTGTTCCATAGCCTTGTCATCAAATGGCAATTCACAGAACCATTGAGGTAGTCTTAGTTCGTCAGTTGGATACGCAATACTTGTGAAGTTCAATGGATTAGTTTTGAGTTTACACACAATAACCTTCATACCATCAACAATCTTCATGCTGTAGTTGTCGTTGTTAACTTTACGTAGATAGTTGTAATTCAATGCACCACGAACGTGACCTGGCATATTTGCACGACCAGTTTTACTGTTGGCTTCTAGTTCTCCATACATAGTGAGTTTATTCACTGATTTGGGCGAGCCTTTAGTCCAACTGTCTTGCTTACTCAATTCTACCTTAAAGTTTTTGATATGTTCAATAACGTCTTCACGACCCTTACCACCAAGCACCATTTCAAGTACTTCCATTAAAAACGTTTGAACATACTTGGGCGTATCAGCACGTTTCAAGTCAAGACCCATAGCCTTGATATCACCCAACTTACCATTGACATCTTTACGCTCGCCTTCTTTATCAAAGATATTAATAGCATAGCGTTTCTTAGTGATGAACAGACTACGATCACCAATCAATTCACGACCTGCTTTGATGATCTCACCGTTCTTACGTGGCGCATGAAATGCACGTTCCATGAATGCTGGGAAAGTTGAATTGGTTTCATCAGCAATATTGTCATATAAACTAATGCACAACTCTTTATTCCAACTTAACTCACCTTTTTCAATTTGATCTTTCAACGATTCATAGGCACTGAAATAACAACTATCAGTATCACCATACACAATAGCATCACCTTCGTGTGTATATTGACCAGTGACAATCTCATTGATTTGGCTCATCATATGTTTAACAATCTGACGACCACTAAGTGTTACGCTTTGACCAATACGCTTGTCATAGAAACGGCAATGTTCATTCAACAATGCGCCATATGCAGAGTTAAGCAAAATTTTGCGAACCAGTTGTCGCTTATCCCAATACTCACGTTCTTCAGTAGTGGTTGCCTCTTTAAGTTTCTTCTGCATTACCTTACGATCATTATACCAACGTGTAAGCAGACCAGGAATCACACCCTCTTTCTCATACGTATAGATAGTACCGTTTGCGCTGATGATATATGGATTATGACTATCAAAAACCAATTTCCATATCTCTGCGGCACTCATCTCAACACTACGACCATCTTCATAATCTAGTGTAAGAATTGTACCACGCTCTTGTGCCATAATGGCAGTATACTCTAAACAGCCAAACAAACCTTCCCAGAGAATACTTCCAGTAACTGCGTCATCGCCATCTTTGTGACGTTTCTTTTCCATTGCAAGGCGTAAGCCTTTTTCTTTCATGTACTGTTCTGTGAGGGTTTGTCTGACCTGAGCAACGATGGTTTCTGGCGCCATGTTGAGTGATCTAATTGCCGAGGGATAGAGTGAGTTAATATCCACTGCGCCCACCCATTCGTGGATTCCCCTTTTGGGAGTAGCAACAAAGGCACCTGCTGCCTGCTGGTTTTCTTCTGCATGAATATCCTTTCGTTTTTTATCTGGGACAACCAATCCCCTTTCATGGGCTTCGTTCATGATTGCCATTTCAATCATTGCAACACTACCCATGACTGTTGGCAACAGCACAGTATTTTCATGTGCTAGTTGATTTGCCAATTCTAAAAACTTAAGTTTGTTGTGAATCTTCACCAACAACATAGTATCCTGACGATTGTATTCAATAAACTTTTTAAAGTCTTTGTTATACAATTGATCAAGTGTACCTTCATACTGAGTTTTGTTTTCACCAACTTCCATTTCACCAATGAAGTCTAGTTTATAACTGTGGCGACTTTCATAGTTATACTTCTTGTACAACTGCAAATAGTCCATATGAATACGACCAACTAAGTCGTAAGTTGTTTCTTCTTTACCAAAACGTTCATATGTTCTTGCTTTAGGCAATTGCCCCATTAAACAAAACTTACGTGTGTCGTCCTTGCTCATCACACGTGTAACACGATTTACCATGTAGGGAATATCGTACCCTTCAGAGTTCCAACCAGTTAATACATCTGCATCTTCAATTAGTTGAAAGAATGTTTCAAACATTTCTACTTCACTAGTAAACAGAATACAGTTTTCAAACTCACTGGTAATCTGTGCGGCAGTTTTATTGCTCATGTGTCGCGGAGCAATAACTAGTGTAACTAATTGATCTAACCAATCCAAATACATACTGATTGCAGTAACTGGATTAAAAGGATCGCTTGTTGGACTAAAGCCCTTTTCTGGATCAAAATCTACTTCAATGTCAAAGAAACACGTGTGTAGTTTTGGGGCCTCTACCTTTAAATAGTTTTCGCTGAGACAACGAAATACTACGTTAATATCGCTTTCAAAAAGTTTTTTACCACTATGGATACGCTTTTCCTTTTCAAATTCTGCACGTTTGCGTGTGCTGAATCTGCTTACAGGATCGCCATATAGTGAACGATATTTGCCCTTAGGGTCAGTATAATAAAGAACATAGTTTGTAGGATATTCTCTATAAGTTCGCTTACCCTCGGGAGTACGCTCTACCACATAAATGCGGTCAGCATTATTATCATGAATTGCATCAATGTACGACATATTCCCTCATTCTATCATAAATCTTATCAGCAAGCAAGCTGTGACTACGGATTCCTGGGTGTTGATTGTCAATTGCTTTATCCACAATATAATTAAATGGACGCAAATCCATAAAATTAGGAATCTCTATATAATCAGGTTTGGGGTTTATATGCAAGTCGTGCGACCATAAAAAACTAACAGATTTTATATTAAGTTTTTCTAGTAACAGACTACCATGTTGCATGGTAAGATAATTTCTTACACTAAGATCATAATCATATTTTGCATTAAACAATACAAAATCTTTGTTTAGTTCGGATGATTCTAGTCTTATGTTTTCAGTATCAGATACGTATTTGAAACCATCTAACCTAATAAACAGTGACCAGGCAACTATGCATAAATCATCAGGTTTAAAATTATACCTAATAATTTTATTTAAAATTTCTGCGTTGCCTGAACCACCGTTGCTTTGATTATCTACACTATACCCTAACTTTTTAGCCAATACGCTGGGCCATGCAAACTTACTAGGAGTATGATTGCTAGGATGAGTATCGTGTAAATCCCAACCTCTGGTAAAACTACAGCCAAATGTTACCAATCTTGGCATGTATTAAAGTGTTTTACCTACGGTTTCGAGAATAGTATTAAGTTCTTCATTCTCTTTGTTTGTCTCACCGAGACGGGCCTTGTGTGCAACACGAATTGCTTTCTTAAGAATACTGGGCTTGATTTCCAATTCTTCTGCAATTGCCTTGACTGTATCAGCCAAACCCTCATTCAATGTTTCAACTTCCTGCATGACAGCCATGCCTTCGTTAATTAATTGAGTGAGTTTAATTTTCGCTTCTGCGTTAAAAGTTCTATCAGACATTACGACTCCTTATAATATAGTTATTATAACAGAATGCGTAGATAAGTCAACTACTTTGTGTACCGTTTATTGGAAAATGTGATGGTGCTTTTCACCATAAATCTTAATGAATTTGCCCGCAATCATATCTGCCATGGCTTCAACTGGGCTACCCGGGTAACTATCACCTGGCTTTAGCATACCAATTTCGTCTTGTCTAACATGAACCAATTCGTGGAATACAGTTCTTAATATGTCAACTAAGTTGCGATTTTTGGCGTATACCCAAATTGTGTCTTCACCTTGCACATGTGCTCCAGTGTGATGGTTATCCTGTGCGTCTTTGGTATCGTGACTTAATTCAATTTTTGGAACACGTTTTAAATGCAATCTATCAGCGGCCCAAGCAACAAATCTTTTTACTTCCTGCTCAATATCTAAATCTTTGCTTTCAGTAATATTCTTTTCATCTAGTTTATGCTTGATCCAAAGATCAGGAGTTTTCTTGTATTTTCTAACAAATAAATCATGCAAGGCTTTGGTAGTCATTTTATGCTTCTGTGATACTTGACGCATTAATGCATCAATGGTATCATAGTTATGTTTACGCAAACCAGGCAAACGTTGCGCTAGTTCACTGGCTGCTGACTCGGTTATAAATTCTTTTGCTTGCATTAATATATTTATCTTAACTTTTAGAACCAGCCACCGTCGTTTAGGTTAAGAGTATACTTGTCATATCTACGCAATCTATTCATAAACTCTCTAGTTTTCTCAGTTTCTACACCCGTAATCTGTAGTGTTACACGTGGAGTATGTCCTGCGTTTGATGTGCAATGTGGGACGTTCTGCCAATCAAATGTAGTCACATCACCTGCTTTCCAATGACTATGAATATAATTCCCATATCCCCAAAAATGACCCATTTCCCAATCATTTAAGTGAATCATAATACGATGTACTAAGTAGGGATGTTCAGGATTCCACTTCTGTAATTTGTCAATGTGTAGATTCCATACTTCACCTGGCATCTGCACATGGATACGATTCATACAATCATCTAATCCAAACAAATCACTCATCTTTTGTAACACAGGAGGTAATTCCCAATTCATATGAGTTATTGTCATTTTAGGATCCATGCCATAGCGTTCTAGATCATATTCTTCTGCGGCTAAATCTTGTGAAGGAATGTCATTTCCTTTTCCCTTATAGCCACGTGTTTCCCAAGTTGCAGGCTTAGCATTGGCAATAATGTCTGTTAATTCATTAGACCAATCACCTACTAGGTTACCTAATTTAGTTACTGTGTCATACTTTGGATCTATCTTTTTAGAATCAAAGTGATACTTACTTTTTGCTTTTGTCTCGTCCCAACTACTTTTCATAATACACCCACTGTTATGTCGTTTTTTCTATAGTCTTGGCGATACTTTTTAGGTCTTTTAATTCCTAATGCATCGCATAATTGTAAATTTGTGTTAACTAGTTTTACTCCTCTGTATCTATGAGTATACAGAGTATCACTAATATCTTTGTTTTGTAAATCGATTTGTTTGGCCATATGCCTCAAATCTTTATAATAACTGTCGTAACTAGGATATGTTATAGTAAACTGTCCACAACGTACCCACCAACCCAAGCAAGCATCATTAGGGCGATGCACAAGGACAATAGGGCAATCAGGCCAATTTTTTTTAAGATATCCAATATGATGTGCAAATACATGGCTCTTGACAATTCTAACTCCTTCCCCTGTAAAGGGTCTGTCAAATTCTGCTTCACAATCCTCTTTGCTATATTTATTGAGTTCCCCGAAGAAGTCTCCGAACTCCATACCCGGATCAAAGTATGCACCCATGTGCATTAAGTCTCTTACGCCTGATGCGTCATGGTAGTAAGTTCTTTCATTACTGTAATCTGATCTATCAATGCTATCACTATAATAAATGTTTTTACAAACACTGCTCCATTTACTGCCAGGAGCACCTGCTACAAAAATATATTTCATTCTTCTATTACCTCTCTACCCCACATAAATTTATTCCATACGCGGTCATGTATAAAGAATGCTACAACATTGACACTAAACTGACAGATTAAAACTATTGTTGCTGTCTTGGCTGCATCATATCCTAATTTTGCTAATTGATAAACGATAAAGGCAGTGATTAAACCACCTATGATTTTCCAACTAACACCCTTAACAAAACTTCGTTTTTTAGTTTCATAGAATTTCATTTTTGCTCCCTAAACGCTTTAGGCTCACAACCTTTTAACACTTGTTCATCGAGCCAATATTCTTCTACATATTTTACGTATTTACTGTTTGCATCTTGGTTTATAAATTTCATAATATTTGGATCATCCCATGCAACGGGAAAATTTAAAATACGTTCAATGTATTTCAAATAGTGTTCTTTATGTAAAAAGAATGCTTCATGATCTAGGAAATGAACATCAAAACCACTAGTTAATAATGTGTTGTAATAGTAATCCTGCGCAATTGGAAGTGTTACTTGTTTTCTAACACGTAGTTGTTGTTCGCTATTAATATTCTTGTCTCTAACAATAATAGCAATAGTAACATTAATACCTAAACTTTTTGCTTTATTAGCAACTCCAATGATATCAGGTACATACCTTACCCCATCGAAAAAGAATGGACAACTTACGTTTGCTAAATGAAAGTCTTTGTCTTTAAATTGATCAATGGTTAACTTATCTGAGTTTACCCAATATTCAGCGAAAGGTTCTTGATCACTTGGTACCCAATACTTGTCAAGTAATTCTTCCCATCCACTTACGTCCGGGTGTAAACTTAATAGTCTACTGAATAAATGATTACCTGATCCTTGTGGACCTGTAATAATCAATAATTTTTTATTTAAACGCTCTTTGTTGTCCAACATATGTTCTAATTTTTAATGGGTTAATTTCGTCTGTGGGACCTGTACCACTGTCAGGTGCAAACACATACAATACTACTGGTTCATCTTCTGTGATGAAATTATGCAATACATTTCTTTGCATAAAAAATACTTCGCCTTCGTTTACATCAAAGTATTCTTCGTTATCTAATTCAATTTTACCATTACCTTTTAATATCATTCCAATTCTATGACTTGGATGTGTATGCAATGTTTGATACATGTTTGCAGGAAAATGCACATAGTTAACTACTGGATCACCTAAACGACCTGGATTAACAGCAGTTGTATTTGTGCCGCCATCCATATAACTTAAGTTTCCTATACCCAAGTCTTGTTGTACATAGTATCTGCTTTCTTCTAAATGCAAACCTAAATACTCAATAATTACGGCAGATGATTGATGCCCGCATCTAACAGTAAAATGATGGTTAAAACAAAATGCTCCATTGACATTTTCAAACTTTACATTGTCTCCAATTAAGTCAGCATTACGTGTAAGTACATAATATGTACCAGATGTTTTATCCATCTTCTTAGATTCATTACTTTCAATCTTAGTAAGTTTTAATGGCCATCTATCGCTTGTGTTAAAAACACCTTTAACATTTCGCATCATTTTATTTTACCCCAATCAATTTTTTAATTTCATTTGGCATCCATGGCTCTTTCATTCTTTCTGGGTGCCATACTATACCTGCTAATTTACCATCGATAAATGATTCTATGTTTCCCGATTCGTCTATACATAATGCTGTACCGCTATTATGTAATTTTTTAATTGCTAAGTTGTGATAACTATTCACATCTACTACATCACCGTTGTAAATTACAAAATGAGTGGTATCCATGTGATGTTCAACTTCTTCTACTACACCACCTAATAAATCAGTAATTAAAAATGCACCATGGCATACTCCAATCACTGGTTTATTACGTTGCATAACTTTAGTTGCTAATTTAATCTCAACTGTACGTCTTAGTGTGCTGTCATCACCACCTGTGATAATGAACGCATCTAAGTTGTCTGCTATATTATCAAAATCCTGATCTAATCTATTAGGCAAATAGAAAAGCGTATGATCGCTTAACAGGTTGTACCAACCATGTTCTATACAATCATACGCCCTCCCTTTATGAAATAGGATTCGTTGACTTAATCCTATTTTCAAATTACCATCCGTAAGCGGCTGAAACTAATTCCTTAGCAGCTGGAACTTCCATTGTGTTCTTGCAACTAATTTCGAATAAGTCTTTACGCATATTAGCAACTAATTTCTCAATACGAACTTGTGTTGCTTCGTCTGATACTAAAGTTTCTAACTTACGTGCGCCAATTTTGCTGTGGAAACCTTCGTCTTTAGCAATCTTAGCATATGCGCCACTGATGAATTCATCAGAAATGCATTCTGCCATTTGATTCCAAACGGCTTCAGCACGACCTTCAGCAACTAATTGATAGGCTGCTAATGCGGCTGCATCTGTTTCTGCTTCATACTTAGCAAGAAGACCAGCACCTTTTGCTGTTGGCTTTGCGGCCTCGGCAGCGATTGCGGCTTCAACGTCTAATTCTGAACCAGTGATGTGTTCAATAACTTCCTTAACTAAACGGAAGTGTACTGCTTCATCATGTGCTTGTTGAGTTAACAATTGTAACTCTACTGGGTCTGCGTTTGCAGGCATATCAGCAATTGCTTTGCTGATTTCTACCATGTTCATACGCTCGTTAACCATACGGCCAACGAAATGCTCAACTAACGCTTCTTGGCTAGGATTGCTGTCAAAGTAAGCCTTGACATTAATCTTTGATGCTTCGAAAAGTGCTTGGTTGTCTGCTACGATTTTCGCAACAAATTCTTTTGCTGAACTCATGAGTTTCTCCTTTTTATTGAATCATGCATGTATGTGATAAGTATTTAATGAAAAATTCATATCACATGAAATATTTATCATTAAATAGAGGAAATTCCAATGAACAACAAAATTTATAAACTTGTAATGGAAAATTTGACAGAGGCGTTGAATTTACCTAAGTATGACGAAATTCGTAACCAATTGTGTAAAGACACCGTAGTTAATGCGTTGCCATTAACACCTGCTAGGCTTACAAAATTAAAAAATAAATTAGAAAACACACTTAGTGTACCTTTTAATATTGATGCTGGTACTGTAGAACAAATCGTTAATGACTTAGATATCAAGTATTCAGGAATGTTCTTTGGAGAAATTTGGAAACCGCAAACTGAAATATATGGTTATACAGGATGGCAACTAGTTGAAGAAGTCAATAGACTTAATCCTAGGGCTGTACTAGATGTTGGATGTGGATATAATCAATTTAAGGGCAGAATCAATAATCTTATTGGTATTGATCCATACAATAACTGCGCAGATTATATGGTTGATATTTTGGAATTTTCAGCAGTAGATGAAAGTTATGATGCTATTATTGCCCTTGGGTCAATTAATTTTAATAGCAAACAAGATATTGAAGCAAGAATTGCTAACTGTGTGAAAATGTTAGCGGCTAATGGAAAGATGTTCTTTAGAGTAAACCCAGGGATTCAACATGTGAAGGGTCCCTGGGTTGACGTTTTTGCTTGGTCTTTTGAAGTAGCACATGAATTCGCCAAGAAATTTAATTTATCTCTTGACGAATTCAAGAAAGATGCTAATAATAGACTATATTTCGTATATACGAAACTCTAATATTAGAAACTATGCTTTAAACCAACACCGATTACGTTGCTATCTTTATTTGTAGCAACTAGATCGTTACGATCACGGTAGTAAGTTGCTGTTAAAGCAGTCTTCTTGTTGAAAGCCATTTCTAAGCCTGCGCTTAAACGGTCTTGCTTTAAGTTTTCAGCCTTAAAGCCTTGACGACGGCGATATTCAACTGATGCTGATACTGGACCAAATACAGAGTGTGAAACTCCTAAATCTACACCGTAGAAATCAAAGTCCTTACCTGTTGTTTCGCTACGACCCAATTGCAAATTAGCGACTGGCTTGAATCCAGCGACTTCTGGCAATTGAGGACCGGCTTTAACTGCGAACAAATCGGCAACTGCACCTTCATGCTTAGGTTGAATTGATTCAACTTCTGCACCCAAATTGATCTTGCCTACAGAACCTGCTGCCTGAAAGTCGAAACCAGTTGGGCCTGATTTTGTTCCTGCACGATACTCACCAGATACTTCACCTGCGAGTGCCATTGTAGGAATCGCTACTGCCAATACTAACGCTGTTACTAAGTTTTTCATAATTTTCCTTTTTAAGTTAACGTGTTGTTTTTGAGACAACACTAATAATATTTAGCATGACAAACATGACAATAAAATTAATAGTTATTGCATTACTTGTTTGCTAATGGGTTATCCAATGCCTTTTTGATTTTACTATCCAATTCTGCTTTCAACTCTTTCATTTGGGCTTGAGTTTCTTTAGTATTGGCTTTTAGTGTAGCATCAACATCAGTATGGATACTACGCATTTCGGTACGCATATCTCTTACTTGGGCATCAGTTTCACGTTGGCTTTGTTTAGCATTACGTTCAACATCATCAACAACAGTATCCAAACGACGGATATCGTTTTTCAAATCTGTCTTGATTTCTGAAGTATAGTCAGTAGCCTGTTGGCTATTCTTTTCTAGTACTGCTAAACGCTTGTCAAATTCTGACAAGTCTGGTGCAACGTAATGGTCAATTTTGTATCTCATACTTTGATAGTCTTTATACACTTCAAAGCAACCATAAAGTCCACCTAGTATTGAAGATGCAATTGTGAATGCAACCATTAGTTTTGCTGGTGTAAATTCATACCCACCAATGCTAATAACTGTATCTTTACTCGCATACTTCTTTACTGCGTCTTCTACTTGGTCGATTTTTTCATCAACACTTTTAATTTCTTCTGTCATTGTTTACTCTCCTTGTATTGTAGTTCGACCATTTTTTCAAATAAACTGTCTGAACTTAACTTCCTTAACGCTCTGCTATTATCAACCGTAGATTGATTTCTATAAATTTCTTTTGGCGCATAGAATGCCGCATCCTTTAATGTGAAGTTTAAGTAACTTCCATAGTTAGTAGGGGCAATTGCCATTTTAGCAAGTTCTACTTTACCTGCTAATTCATTCTGTTCTACTTTCTGATTAACAGCAGGTTGATTATTTGCTGTTTCAGTTTTGGTATTTGTATCTATTGTTGGTGCTTTATTTATTGCCTCAGCAATAGGACTTGTTCTACTCAATAGATTAACATTGTTATTATTGATTGTTTCTACTGTTGTACCAAAAGTAGTGTTTGGTGTTAGTGAATATAATGAAGATTGTTGAACACTTGCTACCATTGTAGATTGCTGTTGAGGTGTTTGAATCGCAACAGCACCTGCATTTTGATTTTGCTGTAAACTATTTTGCACAGTAGGTGTATTATTAGTTGGTAACGTTGAAGTACTAGTTGCTACAGTTTGAGTTTGTTGAACATTAGCAACTGGATTACTTGCTTGAATGTTTGTATTGGTATTTGTTGCATTACTTGTAGATGTAACTTGTGTAGTTGTAGGAGCAAACACACTAGTAGTTTGTGTAGTTTGAGTAACATTTGTACTTACTATGTTATTTTGATTAGTTGTAGAAGTTCTAGTGCTACTTGAACTTGCTAATGCTTGTGATGCGCTTAATACTGATTGAGTTGAACTAGTAACACCTGTTTGAATACTCATTTGTGAGTTACTATTATAACTTGAAGTACTTGAAGAACCACTAGCAACTGAAGTGGTAGCAACAGCGTTTGCAGTTGATACTGATTGGGCAGAACTTGCGGCAACTGAATTATTAACAGCACTTACAACATTTAGTGCAGTTTGTTGTGCAGTTGCACTTGCTTGATTTGCTTGCGCAATTGACGCTTGTACAGTGGTAGTTTCAATTTGTTTTTGTTGTTCTTGGTTTTTAGCAATTGTACTTAATGCTGTAGACAAATTACTTGGACCACCTGCTTTTGGTGCAGATTGTTGAGGCTGTCCTGCTTGCGCAACTGGTTGTGTGCCAGCACTAGGTGCTCCTGGTTGATTTGCAGCCTGTTGTGGTGCGGCTGGTAAATTTGCTTTGGGATCACTTGTTTGCACAACTTGAACTTGACCTGCAGGTTGTGCTTGTTGTTGCCCAGAGTTCTGTGCTTGTTGCTGTTGTTGCTGTTGCGGTGCAGGTTGTGATTGTGGGGGAGGTGCACCTGCTGTTTGTTGTGCAGGTTGTCCAGGATCACTTTGTTGCTGTTGTGGTGGAGGAGCAGAACCTGGTGGAGGAGCTGCCGCAGTTTGTTGTTGAGCTGGTTGTGAAGGGTCACTTTGTTGTGGTTGTGCAGCCTGTTGTGCTTGATTTGCCACAGCCTGTGCTGTATTAGCATTGTTATTAACTGTTGAGTTAGATGAATTTGAAATAGAATTCAATGCCAATTGTTGGGCATAAGCAGATGCATAACCAGGACAATTTGGACTAGATAACGGATTTAAACATGGATCAGGTTTATATAAAGCGTTTACAAACATATTTTGAACCGCGGCATTACCTGTTGTCAATGCGCCCATAGTGAATGTACCTAATGACAATGAATTTGTCGTACTAGCAAGTAAAAATTGATATGATGTATTTGCCGCAGTATTAGGTGTTGACCAAGATTGTCCTGCTATATAAATTTGATTATTAGAACTATCTGTTAATCGTACTTTTACTTGTGCACTTGAGTTGTTGGTACATAAACCTCCTTGATTAGTCGTGTTACAACTATTACCTAAACTATAGTTATAACCATAATTAAAACCATAAACATCTACACCTGATCCACTGTTCTTGAGTGCTGTGTTAACTGCAAAACTGTTATATCCTACATCGTTTCCACTAACTACTAGATTTGGATTTGGTAATAAGTTATCACTGGTAACAATCTTACTAAAACCTGAACAACTAGGACTATATGCAGGATTAGTAGTACAAGGGTTTACACTATACAATAAACTAAAATCATTAACGTGAACTCTAGGGCCCCAATAACCAGCCCACCAGTTTTGATCATGACCTGTAAAACTTACTGTAATTGAAGACACTTGAGATAGTTGATATTGATTAGAAAACATTTGCGTACCGCTAAATGTTTGAAAGTTTCCACCTGTGTTTACACCACTATAATTATAGTTGTAACTTTCTAATGAATACCCATTTGGATTATTTAAACTAACATTGCCGGTTAGTGTGCCTCTGTTACCACTACCATTGTTCAAGTCGTTGTTGATACCCCATGAATAACTATATCCTGATAGTTGTATACCTGTACCTGCTTTAGATAGTGCTTGATTGATTGCAACTGTTTGACTTACTGTTTGATTGTTATAACCAAAAATGATATTGCCAGTATTGGGATTATACGCAGGAGTCCAACCACCGCTAAGACCACCTGCTTGTCCTGTTACAGTATTATCCCATGGTAATCCACCACCTAGGTTTAGCACATTACCTGAACTTGCTACAGTACCAGCAGTATCTACTTGACCACTGGTACTATTTACACTAACAGTTTGTGCGTTAGAAAAGTTTGAAGACAAGAGCACCAAGCAAAGCGCCAATGCCCACTTTTTCATATGTGTCATCTCTCTTTTCCTTTTCTACTTTTGGTAGTTTTTCTGGATGTGTTTCCCACTCGTCTTTGGCTTGATCACCAATTTTACCTTCGTATGGGCAAGGGGTGCCTGCTGCCATCATAGCGTCAAATACACGACGGTCTTGACACATTGTAGCAACAGCGGCTACTTTCATGCCCATGTCATAAAGTGTTTTAGAGATTTTTAATCTTTCGCAATTCATGTCACGGTTAGTACCACCACTAGCAACGCCAAAGATTTGTGTTTGTACTGAACCACTTGTACCTGTTGTACATAGATCAGGGTTACCACCACTTAACATTGCAGGAGCAACTGCTGTTGGTGGAGGCTGAATAACTTTTTCAGTAATGTTACTGTTATTGTTATTGTTATTTGTCATACTACCACTTTGAATGTTTTGGTTGACGTTGTTGCTAGTACTATTATTGTTGTTATTGTTAGTATTAGTGTTTTGACTTGTTACCGCAGATGTATTTTGGTTAATGTTAGTCATTGTACCAGTGTTAATATTTTGGTTAACATTGTTACTGGTGCTTACATTATTATTGTTATTGGTGTTGGTTGCTGTACTCGTACTAGTATTGACGTTATTATTTTGATTAACGTTGTTGCTAGTTGTGACATTATTGTTATTATATGTCATTGTACCGCTGTTAATATTGTTGTTTGTATTAACATTGTTACTTGTGCTTACATTGTTATTATTGTAAGTCATTGTACCACTGTTAATATTGTTATTTGTATTAACGTTAGTGCTTGATGAAGTACTTGCATTATTATTGTTATATGTCATAGTACCACTGTTAATATTATTATTTGTATTAACGTTTGTACTAGTTGAAGTTGACGCATTAACGTTGTTGTTATTATATGTCATATTACCAGTATTAACATTGTTGTTTGTATTAACACTAGTGCTTGATGAAGTTGATGTATTAACGTTATTATTGTTGTTGGTCATTGTACCTGTATTAACGTTGTTGTTATTATAGGTCATTGTACCACTATTGACGTTGTTATTGTTATACGTCATAGTACCATTGTTGGTATTCTGATTGATGTTAGTTACAGTACCACTTTGAATATTGTTGTTTGTATTAACTGAAGTGCTAGTACTGGTGCTAACGTTATTATTGTTATTTGTAGCCGTAGCAGTTGAGTTACTGTTACTATTAACAGTTGAAGTACTTGTGCTATTACTGTTGCTGTTTGTATTGCTATTTGTAAAAACAGCACTAGTACTGTTGCTTGTGCTATTAGTATCAACCAGTGAACTTGAACTATATCCACCTTGATTGATTAATGTATTATTATTTGTAATGGTTCCACTGCTGTTTGCAGAAGATGTTCCCGTAGTACTGGTAGATTGTGCTAGGGCATTGACTGACAATGCGGCCATAAGGACTGATGTACCAATTGCTTTTAGTATTCTTTTCATATTTTCACCTTTATTATTATTGTTGTTGTAAGTACAATATGAGTATGTATTTAATACAACCGGCAAGCGAAATATATGTATACAATAAGTTGGTAGGTGCTCACTTTGACAAATAGAGTAGCGAATTCTATTTGTTCACGCAGTAGCCGCGTACTCGGTCCTAAGGCTGAGTTCTTTTAACCTAGCATCATTGCTAGTTGTGTAACACCAAACACTAATGCCGCTCTCATTTCATCGTCTGAGGCTTCTTGGTTTAGTTTATCTACGTTGATTAAATCGGCTAATATTTCTTTAGCCTCACTTGGACTTAACTGTCCTTGTTGAACAGCCTGTCCTACTTGCAATGCATATTGGGCACGTTGTTGTGCCCATGGTGCGTTAACTGTTGCTAGTTGTTCTAATTGTTGTTGCATGTTACCATCTCCCTTGCACAGTATGTGCAATTGTATCGGCTTCTTGTATTAAGATTTTTTTCTTTAGATCACAATACAATGGACTTACTGGTCCCTGTTTCAATCTATCATTGAATTCAGTTGTTGTGTCTTTTAGTGTTTCTACAAGGTGTAGTACGTCTTTTGTGTTCTTGCTTTCGCTGTATAATTCAAACCATTGAACTTCAGCATAGATGTTTTTTAACTGACTAGAAACATCTTGTGAACAATCAAAATTTTGTGTGCTTTGACGAAGGTCTGTAACTGCTTTACTTTGATTAGGATCCCAACGACTTGGAATCATATCTGTGAGTTTACCTACTTGTGCGCAACCTGTTAGTGATATTAAAACTAGTAATGCAGTAAGTTTTTTCATTGAGACTCCTATACTGGGCTGTATGGGTTCCTGGGACGATCTGTGCCATCGTCCTCAGGATACACCGGATATTGATTATCAATCGGCACTTGCATTTGCGCCGCATTTGGCACGTTTTGCATTTGTAAGAGCACCGAAGTCAACAGGCCATTCTTTGCCAGGTTGCAATTCAATTGCACCTTGTGGGAATGCATATTGAACACCTGCTTGCTGTTCAATCTGTTGTACTGGAACACGGAACTTAGTTAAGTCATTACCTAAGTTAGGATATGGTGCAACGTGTGGGAATGCCCAACCTGCAATCTCTTTAGTTTGATTGTTGATAACAATCTTATAGAAAGCATGAGGAACAACTACGCCCTTACCAATTGTCTTGTCGCCGGGGCCATAGATACCACCAACATAAACTGTGTAACTTTGATTGCGCTGTACTGCCCAACCACGTACACTAGTTTCTAACAACTTCCAAATACCGCGATTTAATGAGCCTGCTTGTGGACTCATGTTAGTCATTAAAAAGGATTCAAATTCAACTTGAGTGTCCCATGATAAGTCTCCATCTGGAGCCATGTGCCCTTTGTCGTATCCTGTACCAGCGTAATCGCCGGGAGTGGCTCCATTTGGTACAAATTGATTAGTAGCAAAAGCATTTGTGCGAGCAACACAGCCAATAGCGTTTTGTGGAAGTAGTTCATAAGTTACAAATTTAGGAAGTTTTGCAGCCGCATCGTAACCAACTAGATACGCTTGCTGACACAATGGTTGTACACCTTGTGCATTAGGAAAGCCATATGGGGCATGTGCTTGACATTGCTGTACTGGGAATGGCTGACGCTGATTCCAAGCAAAACTAGGTGTACTATAGATTAGTCCTGATAGGACTAATGATAACATTAAAATAATTTTTTTCATTGGTAAATACTCTTTGGTGCTGTTTCGCCGCGGAAATGTTTTAGAATCATGTCAAAGTTTTCTTTGCTTTGACCTGCTACGTCTTGCATTTTTTCGCGGTCCATGGGTTTAAGGGTTACGTATTTTTCTACAAACTTAACGATATCACTAAGAGGAATTTTTGTCTTAGTGCCATCTTTAAATGTGATAGGATAATTGCCCTGTACATCTATTGCTTTTTTCATTTGCATTAGAATATGAGGAATTTTGTCTGAATCAGGATCACTAGGAACACTAGGAACATCGTCCTCATCATCCCATTCATCGTGCTTGCTTTCAAAAAGTTCATTAATTTTCATAATAGTTTCCCTGATTCAAATAGTATTTATCATATTATTTATTTTATTCGTCCCACCAAAGCATAGTTAAAACATCACGATTTACGTCATATGGTGCTCCAGAATTAATAAATTCATGACCAAATAATTGATTGTGTCCTAAAATTAAGTTTGGTTCTAAATCAGTTTTAAATCCCAATCCCCAATGTCCGGGACTGTTTGGATAAACACTTACTATAAATTTATCATATTGTTCTTGAGGAAGAACAGGATTTATCATATAAACTGTAAGTAATCTTTTAAGTTCGGGGATTTTTTCTACGTTATAATCTTTATGCCAGGGCATAGATTCATTGTTACGATAAAAACGTACTCCGTGTAATCTAGGGTTTACTGCTCCCTCTTGTATTAGACGTTGTTTAGTTGTTTTAAATAATTGAATAAAATATTCATTAAAGATGGGAGATAATGCATCTAAATCAGTGGCGCGATTACGAACCCAACCTTCTGAGCCTTCATCAACATATTCTATAGTTTCATCAGCATTTACAAAAATATTTTTTCTAGTCACATATGATTCTTTAGTTTGTAACAAAGAATCAAACAAATCTTGTGGTAGAAAATTCTTTTGTAAAAAATTTGTATAATCTTTTCGGTTCATGATTACTCTACAGTAAACAACGGTCCCTTGATTATATCAGTGCCGGCTTGATTTGTCAAGTGTTTATTTAAGTTTTTTACAAAATCAGGTGTCATATCTCTGTTACGATATCCTCCCTTAGGGAAGATATGAACTTCAACAGGTTTATCACCATCGACATGTTGAATAGCCATCATACGATTTCTACCTTCATGTCCTTTGACTTTAGCAGGTTCGCTGAAATCTCCATTGTCCCAATTCATTGGAATAGATATATCTAAAAAGGGCGCCCCTAATGAACCACCACCTTCTAAATGTTTGATAATTTTGTTCACACTAACAGGAGCATTTAATGGTAATGCTAGTTTTAAAAATGTGCTAGGTTTCATTAATACACGTAAGCCAAAGTAATCAACGTCTTGATTATAAGGTACTGCACCCCAACCTTCTTTATTGTCTACTTTGTACTCGTCAACAATTTCACTGGGTTTCATTATGCACGTTGTTTCTTAAGTGTTGCTTTTAACATCCAAGCCTTCTGTGAATAAAGGTCTTGTAACTCTGCCATGTAATTTGCAATGCCTTGTTGATTTTCTTGCGTAGCAACATTAAAAATTTCTACAACTAACGCAATCATTTTTTCACAGTCTGCTAATAGTTCTGCTAACATTAACTCAGCACGTGGAATTTTATATTGTTCTTCAATGATAGTTAGTTCAAGCATACGACCTAAACTACCTGGGCTATAACTATCTAATGTTCTAACATATTCAGCAATAACATCAATTGTTTCATAAGTTTCTTCATACATTTTTTTCAAAAACTTATGATACTGTGGGAAATCAGGGCCTTCAATATTCCAGTGAAATCCATGTGTTTTTGTATAAACTACAAATGTACTACCTAATAAAACTTTTAATTGATCTGCTAACATTATTTTTTGCCTTCATATGTCATTGCTGTAATACGTCTTGCGCCCTTACGCTTGAAAGGATCAAACTCTTGTTCGTATGTTGTTGGGCCACCTACCATTGCACCGCCACCAATACCTGCTGATCCTGCACTTGTTCCAGTACTACCTGTCTCTTTAAGACCTTTCATAATAGAACTTTCTTTTTTCATTTTTGTGCCGGCACTTTTTGCTCTATATGTTCTCCAACCACCCGGTTGTGTTCCAATTGGGCCTGATGTATCTGGCTCTTCTTTTAATTTGCTTTCTTTAAACGTGCCTGCCATTTTAGGTGTATAGTGTGTTCCGTTATCGAAACTATCCATTTCATTAAATGTACCTGCACTCTTTGGAGTAAACTTACGATATGATTGTCCTGTGTGACCTTGACCCATACCACCGCCATATGCTGTATCTTCGTCAATACCTTCTTCATCACGATATTGCTGTTGTTCCATAGCCTCTTTGAATACTTCATCAAGACCATATACGGCGCTTTCTAATTGATTTTTTGCTTCACGCACATCATCAATAGCCCAATTAAGTTGTTTCATATCGATGCCTGTTTTTTCTGCAAGCATTTGAATTTCTACAATGATTTGTGTTGCAGTGTCATCATACTTAATTTGTTTTGTAATTTCTAAGGCTCGTCTATATGCTGATTCTAAATCGACATCACCAACAGCCTCATTCTTTGGCTTTTGATGACGCTTTTTCATGTTGATAGCAATCGCAGCCTGTTGAGCAGGACTACCTGCCTCCGCCACACCTTTGCTCATAGTAGGACCTGTTGTAGGTAGTTCTTCAAACTCAGCGTATGCATCAAATACATCCTTATAGCCTTGTTGCTGGGCTAGTTTGTCAAAGTAATTGTATGATACTCGGTATTTCTGCATTAGTGGTTTTAATGCATCTGTTGGGTCAATGTCTGGATAGCCCTGTGTTAGTGCAGAAATAACTTCTGGCCAGCTTGGACCACCAGAGCCTTCCGCCACACCTTGCTCGTCACCTTTGTTAATCAAATCAATGTTACCAAACTGACGAAGATGTTTTATTGTGTTATTAAGATGGTGGTAATAATCTGGATCGTCTTTACTGAC